CGTAGGACCCCCGGCACGACGCATACTGCGCATCGGCTGCGCTGGTGCTGAGCTGGTACGTCTTATAGCTGTGGTCATAGCGTCTGATGGTGCGGACTTCTGGCTTCTGCTCATACTTTCGCTGATCGAACAGCACGAGGATTCGGTTTGTTGCCTTGAGGGAGATACCAGCATCATGGCAAAGCTGCGACAGAAACTCAATGTCGCTCATGTCGATCTGCTCGACGCGCTCATAATATGGGTCGCTGTCCGATTCATACATGCAGGTCATACCGCCGCTCCCGGCGATTTCATTCGCAATGCCGCTAAGCGTGTAGCTTTCCCATGCCTTGCTCTTGCAGGTCTGCCGGAGCTGCGAAGAAAACGGAATCGAAGATCCTTTGATGCAGACTGTGTTCGGCGGTCCGCTGCAGGAGATGTTGTCAAGCTCAAATTCTCCGCACGGCAGCACCGCGTCGGAGCCGTCGCTGTTCCAGTTCTCACGGACAAACACAACATCCATGGCGAGTCGTTCTTCTGCGCCGCCGCCGTCAGAGGACGCACCCTGTTCGCCAGAGGAAGCGGAAGAACCTGAGCCGCTGCTTTGCGTGCCTGCCTGTGCAGAGGCAGCAGAGCCGCTCTGCGTGGCGCCGCCGATTCTGCCCCAACTGATAATCCCGGCTCTGCGGGTGTTGATGTCTGTGATCTGGACGCACGAACCGGTCGCATTGACCATTTGCCCATTGCCCATGTAGATACCTACGTGGTCGACAACGCCCTGCGTCCCGAAGAAGATGAGGTCACCGGGCTGCGCCGTAGCTTCATTGACCGGTGTAGCCATATCCTTGTAGCCCTGCGCAGTTGTTCTGGGAACATTGATTCCAGCTTCGTTGAGCGCATAGTAGACAAGACCGGAGCAGTCAAACCCGCTCGGACTGCTGCCACCCCAAACATACGGCGTACCGAGGTATTTGTTCGCTTCGCTGACAACGGCATCACCAGATGCGCTGCCACCGGAGGGCGATGCCCAAGACAGCTTTTCAGAGATCTCATCGAGCCACTGCGTGAGCCAGAGATCGTCGCGGTCTTGAATTTTGATTTGCAGATCGTCCGTTTCGTCTTCTTCGTTGTCCGTATAGGAGATCGACAGAAGATACGGCTGAATGGATTTTGTGATGTCGATGCCGCCAAAGGAAACCTCGGCTTTCGTGCGTCTCGCGAGATTTCGGCTGCTCATCGCTGCACCTGCTTCCACGGCGGCAGCGTAGATGCGCTGCGCTCCACCACATCAGGGATTGTCAGCATGACGCCTGCGGGGAAGGAGAAATAACTGAGCAGTGAGCTATTGGCGTTCATCAGATCGTCGGTATAGTCGACGCTGCCCATCTCCTTGTAGGCGATCATATCCCACATATCGCCCTGCACAGTCGTGTAGATTCTGCTCATCTGTACGCCCCCCGTTGCGCATTGATATTGTCTTCACGGATCACCGCGCGTACCTGTGCGGCAAATTCCTCGCCATAGGTTTCAAGGCGCTCCATAACGCCGTCGTTGACATCGCCCTCGACGGTGATATTGACCTGCACTGGAACGGAGCTGTCCGAAGTGGAAGTCATAGCTTCGATGGCACTGTGTGTGTCGGCCGCGTTCAAGACCGCTTCGCCGCCGTGCATCATCACAAACTCCGGGCCTTCTTCGCCGACGAGGGCAAGACCGGCCTCGGCGGAGGTTGTGCCGCTGGCATATCGGGAGAACCCGCTCATGCGACGGCTCGAAGCAACAGAATTATTGTTCTGCACGTTTCTGCTGAGAGCGGCGAGGGCGGCATATCCGAGCTGGGAATACGCCGATTGCACCGTCGACAGCATTCCGGTCGCACCATCAATGAAGCCCTGAATGGTCGCACGACCGGCTTCTGCAGCTTCCGTGCCAAGATCCATGCCGTCAATGGTGGCTTCGAGGTCTCCACTGATCGCGTCCATAGTTTCAGAGAAGCCGGTGCGGAAGTCTGCGATGTCCTCGGCGGCTTTATTCTGTTCCTCGCGCAGCTTATTCCAGCTTTCGACCATCGCGGCCAATTCTTCATCGCTGGCCGCAGCCATGCCGGCAACCGCATTCACGCTGTCGGAGCTGCCATCTGCGAAAGAACCGATCATTTCGGTCAGACCCTCAATATCACCAGCCCTGTCGCGCAGGCTCGCCAGATTGTCGTTGTAGGTCTGCCAATGCGTGATCTGGCCTTGGAGATTGCTGTTGATGCTGGACGCAGAGGTCGCAACGATGCTGTCTGCCTCCTGCCAAAGTGCGTATTGACCCTGAACGCTTTCTGCGGCAGCTTTATAGGCTTCCTGATACGCCTGCTGGAGAGCCTCGACACGTTCCTTGACGCTGCTGATCTCGGTGTTCAGCTCCGTCTGTCCGCGCGAAGCATTTTCGGTTGCTTCGGTCGAATCATCCGTTGCTTCCGTGAGGCTTTCGTATGCGTCCGTTACGGCCTGAATTTCTTCATCCGCCGCACTGAGCGCATTGTTGTCTTCCTCAATCGCTTCTTTCAGGTTTGTAACGTGCGTCGCGGCCTCAATCCACGCGATGTTGGCGTCTGTGACCTCATCGTTGACGGCGTTGATTTCGTCACCAAGGAAGTATTCAGCGTCACGGAGAATGCCGGTTTCTTCGTAATAGGCATCAGCCTTTTTCTGCGCCTCGGCGTAAAGCGTATTTTGCTTGGCAAGCGCGTCATTATAGGCCTGAGTAGCTTCATGCGCGGCTTCCTCTGCATCCGTCAGCTCTGCCCGGCGCTTTGCCCGCTCGATTTCAACATCGGCATACTTCGCATAGATCTCGGAAAGCTCGTTTTGGTATGCCTGTGCGCGGGCATTTTCTACCCATGCGTCCGTATTTGCTTCGAGCGCAGCCGTGCCGCCGTCGATGGAGTCGTTTTCAAGGTCAATATAGCTGGATAGCTCCGGAATGGTCTCAACCAGCTTCATGAGGATTCCGTGATACTCCTGCTGCTGGGCAGTCGTTTTTTCACCGACAGAATCCAACTCTTTCAGGCGGTCAATGTACTGCTCCGCAACTGTGGCCGTTGCCATTGTGCTGCCGACGGAATCATCGAAGCCAGACTTTGCGTCGGCAAGCGCTTCGTTCATGTTACGCGCTGCTTCCGTCAATTCCTTTACGGACGGAGCCGCACGGTCTTCGGCTGCACCGGAATATTGTTTTCTTTACCGAGCGCCATCGCGCGGCGGAAATAATCCTTCGGGTAAACGGTGCGCATATCCGTAAGGGAAATGACTGCGCCGCCGCCCATTTTGCACGCTGCGTCCGTCGGGCTCACGCCGGGAATATCGCCCGCCGTCGTGCCCTCCAGTACAAGCGCCGCATCGGGCTCCAGAATATACGCCGCCGTGCCCGCGCCGCGCAGGCCAATCTCCTCCTGCGTGGAGAAGACGAAATACGTGTCGTATTCGAGCGGGCGCTGCATCAGCGTGATAAGCGCAAAGCAGCCCACGCGGTCATCGAGCGCCTTCGCCTTCACCGTACCGTGCACGTGCTCAAAGAACGGCACAAAGCACGCGTTGTCGCCAATCTGCACCAATGTCTCGGCTTGCTCACGTGTATCTGCGCCGATGTCGATGGCGAGTTCGTTCACGGGCACGGGCTTTTCAAATTCGTCGCCCTTGAGCAAATGCACCGGCTTTGCGCAGATGACACCCGGCGTTTTGCCGCCCACCAGCACATCGCGGCCGGAGAGCACCTCCGGGCGGATATTGCCGACCGTCGTGAACTTCAAAAGGCCGTTTTCCGTGATGTTTGTGATGACAAAGCCCACTTCGTCCATGTGAGCGCAGAGCATCAGCTTCTTCTCGGGACGCTTTTCGCCCTTTTTAAACGCCAGAATGTTGCCGAGCGGCGAAATGTGAATCTCGTCCGCATACGGCTCAATTTCACTTAAGATCACGCTGCGCACATCGTCTTCCTCGCCGGAAACACCGATGGTGCGGGTAAGCTTTTCCAGAATTTCATAGTTAAGCATTCGGCTGCGCCTCCTTATCCGTGATATACGCCGCGATGAGCTTTGCGATGTTCTCCATATCCTCAAAATCGCAGATCTCCGCCGGGGTGTGCATGTTGCGCTGCGGCACGGAGATGAGCCCCGTGCGCACGCCGCCGCGGGTGGTGCTGATCTCGTCGCAGTTCGTACCCGTTCTGCCGCCCATGGCTTCCAGCTGATACGGGATATTTTCGCGCTTTGCGAGCTCGACAAGCTTTTTGCTGATTTTTCTGTCCAGCGCCGCGGAGAAGCCGATCATCGGCCCTTTGCCGAGCTCCGCGGTAAGCATGCTCTCCGCGTCCGGCTGCTTTGCGAACGAAACGTCCACGGCAATGGCCTCGGTGGGCTCAAGTGCATACGCAGAGACCTGCGCGCCCTGCCCGCCGACCTCCTCCTTTGTGGAGCACAGCACCATAACGCAGCAATCGGGGTTCTGTTCATTTGCAAGCTGTGCGGCGCGGATGACGCACGCGCAGCCCGCACGGTCGTCGAGCGCCGTGCCCGTGATACGGTTGCCCATGAGCGTTTT